CAGGACTTCTTATACGAACAGCATAAGAACCTAATGTTAAATCAATATAAGCATTACTGGTGAATGTTGCTGTTTTAATCCTCATATCTGATTCTTTAATCTGATATTTTTTATAAGGGATGTTCCACCAATTTGTAGCATCAATTCCTAATCCAGCACTACTTCCTCTTAAAACAACATCAATTTCTCCACGATTGTTTGTGAGGTTGGTGTCTTCAATTGTTTGATTAGTTTTAGTAATCATCAAAACACATCACACCCTACACATTGCATTTAAAGTATTCTTATCCACTTTACCGGTTGCTTTCAGATTATATGTTTTCGCATATTTGGTTTGGAATTTTTTCACAGCATTTGCAGTTACTGGACCAAACCAACCATCAACTTGAGCTTTTGTGAGAAATCCTTTTTTGTATAATACTGTTTGCATATAGGATACACATTTAACAACTTTTTTGGTTTTACTATACACTAAAGTGTTCAAAGCACATTTCGACAAAGTAGTATTATAACTGCTTTTAGAAGTTGTTGTTTTAGCAGTAGTTTTAGATGTAGTGGTTATTAAACGATTACCATTAATAAATTTCCATATCTTTGCTTTATTATATGTAACAAATTCCAAACTCCACACACCATAATCCTTATACGATTGTTTCCTTGTGGAATTAGTCATAATATAAGTACCGTTAGGGATTTCAACTGCCTCTGACACAACATCAACAGGCATCATAAATTTAATCCAACGATGCAAGATATAACGAAGTTTAGGAGCAGTTTTTTTAGTTTTATTATTATAATATACTGCACGATTCAAAGTGTGATTTTCCCTTAACATAACATCAATAGTGAATTTAACACCTTGATAACCACCATTATGGAAATGAGATGGAGCATCATCCGAACTGGTATTGTTCATTTTCTCATATTTAATATTATACAATGGTTTCACTTCAATTCCAGTATCTTGCACCACAATCAACCGAATAATATACAAACTTCCATCTGCATAAGTCAACTCCTTATTTGAAATCATAAAAAAATCGCTCATACTGTTCTCCCTGCTGTAATGTTATTCCATTTCAATGCTTTTGTTACAGCTTCAACTATTTCATTTATTCTTTCATCATTGTCTACTGATCCGATTTCAATATTGATGGTTGGGTTAAAACCAACACTATTACTTCCAGTACCATTGGATGTGTTTCCAAGTGCAACATTGCTTAATCTTGGTGTTCCGAAAGCATCAACAATATCATCACCTAACAGACTAACATTTCGCAGTATTTTTTGTGCTGAAGATGGTATTTTATCTCCAGTATCTTCAAATTCTTTTAGTAATTTGATTTGCATTGTTCCCGGTGATGCAATTCCTAATGCTCCTAAAAAGTTTGATACAGCAACTCTACCGGCATCCCATAGGATTTGTGGTAATCTGTTTGCGAAGTCAATTGCTTTGTTAATCATATTTTGCAGTTCTTGTGCAAACTTGCTTGGTAGTTGGCTGACATAACTTATGAAACCATTCACCATATTGATTGCAGTATTTATAATTGTGCTTGTTAATTGTGCTTGGAATTGAACTATCCTTGTGTTTAATGTGACAAAGAATTGGATAAATTGTTGTATTGCATTAACAATCCAAGAATATATTATCTGACCTACATTATAGAGTGTTTGTCCGAAGTTATCTATTGCTTGTCTAACATTCTCATTAGTATAATACAAGTAAATCAAGTAACCAACCAGCAATATGATTGCCATAACTACAAGTATAATTGGATTCATACTCATAACAAGATTCAATACTGCTTGAGCTTTGGAAGTTAACCAAGTAACTGCCTCCCATTCTCTCATCGTGTTCACTAATGTTATAATTGAATTGATACCTAATGCCCATTGACCGACTTGACCAATTATTCCCATAATACTTGTTAAAGGTCCAAGCACACCGGACATCTGCAAGGATAAATCCTCCCATACTGCTCCTAACTGGTCCAGTACAGTTTTATGTTCCATTTCCTCATTTGCAAGGTTTTGAACTTGTCCTTGATATTGTGCTGTTACTGTTGAGGCATTTGATAATGTTCCAGTTTCCAAACCAAGACTTTGCTCCAATGCTGTTACATCACCATTACAATCCTTCAAAGATTGACCCAACACTTGATTGATTTGTCTTTGACTTAAACCTCGTTCAGATAATTTTGCAAGAATAACTGCTAACTGGTCAGCATTAATACCGTACTCATTTAATGTTTTTCCTTGTCTTTGTAATGCCATTGTGTATGTATCAACACCACCAGCAACATTAGATTGAGCATATGCAAGTGCATTATAACTTGCCGGTAGGTTATCAGCACTAATTCCAACACTACGAAGTCCTTGTGTTAATTGAATTGTTTTCTCATAACCAATTCCAAAGGCATCATTCATTCTGTCCATATCTGTTGCTGAATCACCAAGATGGTCAGCACTAACACCCATCTGATTAAGGGTGTTTACATATGCCATTGCTTCGTTTTGTGGGAATGTTGCATTACTAATATGAGATATCAGATTAACCATTTGTGGTTCTGCTATTCCACAATTTGTTGCTAACTGACCAACAGATATAGATGCTGTGTTAATGCCTTGTGCCATTCCTTCAGCATTACTGCCCAACTGTCCGACTTGACTGGACATATCCATTAAAGCACTACTTTCCAACACACCAAGACTATTATTCAAATCATCTGCCGAACCGGATGCTTTCTGCAAACTATCATCCAACTCATCACTTGAAGTTACAGCATCATTCAAACCACTTGCATCAATATTTGATAGTGCATCTGCCAATCTTTCAGCTTCTTGTTCTGCATCGGCTAATTGGTCTGCAATAATATCTGCCTCAATGTCATCCCCATTGATATGGGCTTCATCAAGTGCATCTTGTAATCGTTCAACCTCTTCAGTTGCCTCTTCAAATGCTTTCTGTAATTCAGCACCAGCATCCTCACCAGCACTTTTAGTTTCCTCAAGTTTTGTTTTAAGACTATCAACATCACTTGCATCTGCTTCGGTTGTAACTTTGATGACATATTCTTTATCTGCCATATTCAATTCACCTTATATTGTTGGAAATGGTTTGTTTTTCATCTTCCAAGTAAATATCAATGATGAAATAATATTTGAGACCAATATCTGCAAGGGCGTCATTGTATTATAATCACCATTGTTAATTCTATAATTACCCACAAATTGATTAATGGTTAAATGTCGGAGTTTCCCATTCTCCAAATCTAAAACCCCATTAACTCTTTCGCCATTTCCATTTGTTCTTTCTTATCTTGTTTCACACCACTAACATCACTTATCTTTAAATATAAACTGTCAACCACACCAGTTGGCATTTTACTAATCAAATCACTTGGGAAAGTTTCACCATCCTTATCCAATAATCCTTTTTCAACAACAAGCAATTGCATACTTTTATCAAACTTCATAGCAACTCTCACACAATTATTCCATTCGTTACTGGTTAAAGGTCTGACTTTTGCTGACAAAGGTTGAGTTTCCCCATTTGGTAGTGGATAATCAATCACAATAGGGATTTCAGTTGAAACACCATCAAGGATGAATGCCTCTAAATCCACCAAATCCCTTTCATTATTTAAGTTATCTAATTCCTTTTGTATTTTATCCTCAAAACTCAATTTATACTCCTCCTTTAAAATATATGATAGATATAAACTTGATAATTATAATCTTAAATCATTTAACTAAAATGATAAGAAAAAAAATTTAAAAAAAAAGGAAAATATGAATAAAAAAAATTTATTTTTTATTCATATTCTCTAACACGATTATTCGCTTTAAACTTAATATTCTCGGCAGTATTTTCCTCCGGTTTCAATTCATAATCATTACCTTCAAGAATACAACCAAAGAAAGTATCACGAATAGTATAAGTTTCTGTTGGTGTATGTACCTCTTCGATAATGGTTACTTCTCCAGGAATGTACATCATTTCATCAAGTAACTCTGATAATCTGCGATGAGTTGTACTATCTTCATAACGCACTTTTCCCAATTCAATACTCCAAGCAACCTTACCTAATCCTTGTGTGATTGCACCATCAAAAGTATTAGTTACAGATGTACTTGTTTCCGGTGATGCTTTTGCACTTGTTCCATACATCAATGTTTCCCTATTGATGATGATTTTTTTTGTTGCCATATTTATTCAACCTCCACCTTAACATATACATCAATCTTGGTGATTACTCCTGCGAATACAAGACTGTCAATGTAAATATCTACACAGTTTGGAGTTGCTCCTTTTTGTACTGTATAATTAATATCAAGAAGTAAATCCAATGTATTCACACAGTTAGTTTTCACAGTTGCAAGTTCTTGTTTAATCTCATCAAGTGTGGCTTCACGGTTTCTTTCACCTAAAAAGTTATGCAAGTTAAAACTTTTAACTACAAAATCCCTTGTACGATTAATGTACAAGTCATAACCATTAGGTAACTCACTATTCACAACCACGAAAGTTTTATTTGCTCTATCTTGACATTTCAAAGTAGTGATACCTGCTTGTAATAATGATAAACCAGCATCACCAGTTTCAAAAGTCAACTCCGGATTAACATTACTGACATTAGGAACAGTTTTCATAGTCATACTGTTACCAACATTCAAACCAGCAAGTAATCCACAGTAATAAGCACCACTATCAACGATGCTGTATTCAGTTCCATCAACAGTCATCTGTTGAGTTATAATTCCATAACACCAATCACCCACAGCACCTGCAGTAGTGGTGTAACCACTTGTATTTGCCCTTGTAATTCCCAATACATATCCACAAGGACACTTAATTTCAAAACTATCTTCAACAAATTGTTTAATTATTGCAATAGCAGTATCTTCAACATTCTCTGCTACAAATAATAAATCAAAATCCTCACCTTTAATCTTCGCAAGACAATTAGTGAGTTTCTCGGTAGTTAAAGTAGTATCAATTGTACTACCGGATTTAGTAGTGAAATTTACTGCAATAATCTCTGAAGCACCAGTAAACAATTTATCCAAACAAGAAACACCTTTATAAGTAGTTTTGTCTGTACCTAATTGAGTATAAGCTTCAGCAAGACTACCACAATAAATAGGATTAGTTTCAGTTGAATCAAAAGCACCGATGACAGCAATCTTTGATGCCATTCCTGGTTTGTTGGCAGATGGTGTTTTTTCAAGGTGTACATTCACACTTGGTACAATAGCAGTCATCTTTTTCATTCTCCTATTTTTAAGTTTTTGAATTCATCAACCACTTTCAAGAAATCTTTCTCGGATTTGATTTTCTTGTCAGAATTGTTGATGTAATAGATTAATCCGGCTTTAAACATATCCGGACATTCATAATCAGCAATTGTTTGTTCTAAATTAAAATTTGTCATTTTATATCCACATCCATATCTTCAATCAAAATTTGACAAACTCTTTGTTTTTCATCATCAGTACAATGTTGCTCCGGTGAACTTGTGACTTGAATCATTATATGTCCTCTTGTTAACACATAATCACGATTGTACTCCGGTGTAACATTCCTTATTATTGGTTTGTTGTCGAATAAATTTCGATTACACATTATTAACTTGATAATCTCTTTTGAAACTACCTTAATGATTTGGATGGCTTTCAAATATTCTTTATTCTTGGTTACAATTAAAACTTCAACAAGATCCGTGAAGGTGTTGAAGTCAAATCCATCACTATGGTTTTCAGAGTCAACACTTGCAATGAATATGCTGTTTGACTCTTCAGCAACTTGGTTGGATGGGTAACCAATTTTGAAATGTTGTAATAATTCATTACCATCTTGTTTAGCTTGTAATAGTATTTGGGTTATTATCTCATCAGTTTGCAACATAATATCATCACCTATATTGCATCCATTCTTTTTGCAACTGCTCGGAGCATCCATTCTCCAGCAATTTCTTTGATATGGTCAAAGGTTGGTTCGACATATGGTCTTGGTTTGTAATTAACTCTTTTTGCGAAGACAATGTCACCATCCTTTGTCTGAAATTTCAATGCTTTCTTGGTAACTGGTCGGATATCAGCACCATATTCCAAACTCATTGGATAAATATGGTTTATTCTTGTACCGACAAGATAGGAGTATCCTGCATCCTGCTCGGTTTCATCAATACTGGATGCTAACATTCCTTGAGTATATGGGTGAACATTTTTATCTTGCAGTAACCGTTGCTGATAACTAATAGTTTTCTCGGATATACGATGTATCCCATCCTTACTGCCTTCATCAATTGCAGTTTTGTATTTCTGTGCAATTTCAACAGCAGGTTGGAATATATCATCATCACCACACCGGTTAATTAAATCATCCAAACCGGATGTATCAACATCAACGGATAATTCAATATCCAATTCATCCCAAGCACCCATATTAATACACGCTCAAATCAAAATATCTAAAAGGTTTCAGCATTTCTTTTGCTTGAATAATCAGACTGTCACCATAACCTAAAGTATTGGATTCATCTTCTTGATTATTCACACGAATATCATATTTTTTCCATAATAAACCTGCAGTCCACACGATAATCGCATCGATTACAGTTGGATTTTCTGCAAGTGTGATGACTCCATTTGGATTTCCTATATATCCAATATAGGATGTTGCATAAGATTTAGCAAAATTATAAGTATCCAAGACTTCCTCTGATGTAACCTTTTTATCATAATCCAAATCAGAAAGTATATCTTCAGTATCGGTTGATGATTCAACAACATAACCTTGAAGGTGATGCAATACTTTTTCAATTATTTCAGAATCTTCCATATTGCTTATACCTCCTTTAAAAAATAGAAATATAGATAGATAGTCTATCTATAATTCAGTTAAAGTAATGGATACAGAAGTATTCTCATAATCCACAGTTACAGTTCCGGAATAATCCTCATAACCATCTTTGGTCACGCTGACTTCATACTCACCATCAGTTAAAGTGAAATTACATCCACCAGCACTTCCAGTAGTTTTTGTGGTTTCACCAATCACAACAGATGCTGATTGAATCGGATCATTTCCATCAGATACACTTACACTAACTGTCCTTGTTGGTGCATTTGCATACACTTTCACATACATTCCAGTTCCAGTAGTTCCTGCATCTGTGTATAATTGATATGCTACACTTCCATCATCTTTCAAGTCACCTTCAACCCAGTATTTCCTACCGGTGAAATCTTCAGATTGTGAACTGTTGGAGGTTACTTGTACTTCAATGTAATCTCCTTCTTGCTGACCAGTAGTGATTACTGTACCGGATGCAAGGTATTGGGTTGTTGCACTGTCTCCGAAACTATCGAAGTAGTATTTAGTCCCCAATGGGAGTTGACACCACCTCTGCACAAAGAACATCTTTGGCATAGAGGATTAATACATCGAAGAATACATCAACAGTGGATAAGTATGCTTTTTTCTCCACACTGTACTCGTTTTCGGATGTGATGTCTTCAAGGAAACCATAAACAATGGAATCCGGATTAGCAAGGATTATGTGTTCGTTGTAACTGTTTTTAGGAGTGTCAAGGAAGTTTGCAACAACGATTGGAACTCCCCAAATGTATAATTGGTCTCCTTTGAAGTAGATTCTGTCTCCTTCTTCAGTTTCCCTTGCATCTGCTTCCTCCATTAATCTTCCTTCCATTGTGGAGGATACATAGAGTTTAGCATTTGCACGATTACCTTGCTGTTTACTGTATTGTGCAATCATCTGTTTGATTTGTGGAATCAATTTAGCATTAGTGTTAATATCAGTGTATACACCCATAGGGTCTTGTCCACCAACATAATCAGAATTAATATCTGCTAATTGTTGGAGTATACCATCGATGTGGTCATAACCGGATTTGGTTCTGCTGGATGCTTTCCTTTTACCATAAACAGAAAGTAATTCTGCACTGTAACCGGCTCTTTCAGCTAATATTTGTTCAATGTGAGGTAAGAAGGATTGTTTTTCAATGTTTGCTAATAACCAAGTTTTTTGAGTGTAGGTTTTAGCAGTATAACCGTGAGCTTCAAGGGAACTTCTACTGAAAGTAGGAGTTGCATCAGTAATAGTGGAAAGGTCTGCTAATTGAGAACCTTCACCTGCACCAGATAAAACTTCCATAGATTCTAATTCAACATCCATTTTCAAATATGAAATATCATACTGTAATGAATCCATTGTAATGAATCTTGCATCGTTCATCAAAGTAGGAGTATTTTCAATTAACTCCAAGAATTTATCAGCTTCAGTCTGTTGTTTCCAACCCGGATTATAAACACCGGATGCTGAAGGCACTTTACTCCATTTCATAACGAATGGGACATTATTTTCGATATCAGATTTTGTAATTAATTTTTGAGACATAAATAATCACCATTATTTCTTGATTTTTCTGCCAAGATGGTCTCTGCCAGTATTTTGGTAGAAAGTTTTATTTTCGGTTACGATTTGATTTTCAACCATATTGGTTTGTCTTTTTTCAACTACTGGTTCTTCCACAGTTTCTTCTTCGGTTTCATCTTCTGTGGTTTCCTCTTCTACTGTTTCGGATTTTTCAATTTTCTCATCATCCTCTTCAGCAGTTTTATCTTCAGTAGTTTCCTCATCTTCTTTTTCATCATCATCTTCTGCTTTTTCGATTTCCTCATCATCAGCAGTTTCATCTTCAACTTCCTCATCATCTTCTTTGTTGATGAATGCGAGGATTTGATTGTTCTGTTCGATGATGGTGTCAAGTTTCTCAAACAAAGCAGTTACTTCGGATGGAGTTTCCTCAACAGTTTCCTCTTCTGCTGGTGGAACTTCATCTTCAGCTTTACTGATGAATAAATCTCTCAATTTAGTCAAGGCACTAATGGATACCATTTCTTCTTGTTTATTATCAGTCATTTCAACACCATTCTTGTTGTTTTTGTTTATATAGGCATCATATTCCATTACTTCAAAACCATACTTATTAGCAGGATTATCCACAAAGGATATAAATAATGGAATTACCTCTTCGATGGAAGTTAAGTCTCTGTAATTCATTGATTTATTAATAAACCAATATTTTGGAGTCATCGCTTCCTCTGAAACACTTCCAAGACTTAACCCACGCAATCTACCTTCGTTGATACATTGAATAAGTTGTGGATTTGTTATTTTGAATGTGGCTAACCAAGAACCACTTGGGACAGTTTCACCATTGATAATTGTATCTGTTTCACTAATCCAATTCGCCAACACAGATACACCAGTATTCTTAATATTTTTGTGCATCGTGTCAGTTTCACGATTAGTGTATTTGGTGAAGATTGTTTTAATGTCCTTTTTAGTTAACAAATCTCCATCGGTGTCGGTTACGCCATTTGCAATAACAACACCAGTTACATATATTGTTTCAGTCATTTTATTTCTCCAAAAAAAAATTAAAATATAATAGGTGTGGTCTGTGGATTTAAACCACAAAAATATAATGTCATCTATGAAATGACAATAATAACCACGATACGATAAATTTATAATAAAAAATGGGATGAGAATAAAATTCTTTTAATAATAAATGCATTTACAATTGCAACCCATCACATTCTCCGGTGAACCATTCAAATCCAATGGATACATCATTTCATCAATAGTTCCAGTATTCTCATCCTCAACAGTAAAAGTCAAATAGAAATCAATAGGGTCTTGGTTCTGCATATCATAATGCCTTGTAGTTTTACCAATACCAGTCCATTCCCATTTTTTCATTGTATAAACATCATCTTTACCTTCAGACCGTGCTTGTTGATTAATTGCATCAGCTTCCTCAAAATCAGATAATGCTCTTGATTCTTTCAGCAATTGTTCTGCCATAATGTCCAAGTCACGATAACTGTACATATCCGGAATGTTCAAACCTTCACTAACAAGGAATTCATTCTTGGCAGTAAGTACATCTTCAATGACTTGCCTACGATTAGCAACACTACGATTAGATTGTTCACTTAATAATCGATTATATTCTTTCAATGGCACTTCATATGTTCCAAGAACCTTTTCCACGAAATCCAAATTCTTATTAACTCTCTCAATCTCTGCACTTACAATACGATTCACATCTTGATTTGCTTTGTTGCGAACCAACATTTTATCAATAGCATCATTGCTGGTGTACTTACTATTGATGATCCGTTGATAGTTGGCATAAACAGTAGGTTTAGTTAATGCAGTAATGTCCGACCATAATTGTGATTGATTTGGTTTTTGTGGATTGTTATCATCCACACTTTTCACATACTCATCAATCACGAAATTATTATACTGCTGAATCTTATAAGCAGATTTCCTTGTGTTCCTCTGCTTGAGAATGGAGTATTGTTTTATATAATTAGACTTCCTCAAGATATGCAAGTAAATCACCCACATCATTCAATTCCGGAAAATCATCAATGTTAGCTTCAATGCCTAATAGGTTTCCATTGTAGTAACGCTCATTATATACTGGATTGTTTTCATCATACCTCAAATTCAATGCAGGATAATAAACACTAATCGCTTTGATGGTTTCACCAAGAGTTAATAAACCATTATTCCAAAGTTTGAGTATAGTGTCAATTTCGGTTTCTTTCTTATCACTAAAAATTGGAGTTTCAATATCAACAACACCAGTATAATTAAAGTATTTTTTATTAAAAGCATTGATGTTGATTTCAAAAGGCATCTGCTCATTAGTTAAAGCTTTAGTATAAATCTCATAGATAGTGTTTGATTTTTGACTGTTCATAGATTCTGAAGTGTCATCAATCATCAACCTAACCTTTGGGATGCTGAAACAAGCAAGTATATCTTCATCACAACGGTCTGCCAAATCAGAAAGATAATCATAATTAGATTCACTAATCGGAATATACTTAACATCAAAAGGAATATCAGTATTAAAAGATTTCAACTCCAATGTCATTATTCCAGTTCCAGCTTCTGACATTTGCTCCTCAAGAGTATCATCAACTGTTTGCTCACCTTTCATTACTGGTGGTCTAATCACAGTCAAGATACCGGACAATAAATTCCCTTCATTAATTTTCTTTGCATTCAACATATCCAATGAGACTTTTGCAGAAATACTATTGAAAGCAGGTAACCAATAAGGAATCTCATAAAACTCCGAAGTCTTACCACCACCCAACCAAAAACAGATTGGTAAATCATCATCATCCGGAGAATAATCATACCTTGACAAACGCATCTTAACATCCGGTTTCCCAGTAACCCTTTGAATAGCATAATAAGATGAAACCCTTTCACCATTTTCATTTGTGGTCCTCTCTTCGTGGATGAAAACAGTTTCAGCAGGAATCTGATACAATTTCTTTGGCAAACCATCCTCACCGAAGATGATTTCAGATACACCAAAACCATAACTATAAAATTCCTGCACTTGCTTATACAATTCATTCACATTGTCACGCCAAAAATCTGCAACAGTTTCCTCAACACCATCTTCAACATCACATAAATAAGTGAATTCGTTGAGGATTACATCTTGAGCAAGAATACGAATTGATTTATCCAATCTGTTATTTTGCAGGATAAGTGATGAAGCAACATTCACCGGAATAAACGGATCAATCCTCATCTGATAATGACCATCTTCTTTACTGGTCTTTGGAGTTAGTGCTGATTGGATTTGTTGTTTTGCTATTTCAACACTATTGTTAATTACTGGATA